ATGTATTGTTTTTCCATTCACATCAATACCTTCGTATGGCACTGTATGTAAATAAAGTATTACGTCACATAAGTTTTCTATATTTCTACTATACGCTACCAATCCTTCAGCAGATGGATGTGCTAATAAAAATATTGGTATCTTAATATCGTTTCTTAAATCTACTAACTGTTGAATAAAGTAATCATACATAGCAGTTCTGTTTGTAAAGTTTCTACCACCATCATTTATACACAAAAGATTATCAATCATAATACAGTCAGCACCATTTTTCTTTTCGGATAAGGCCCATGCTCGTATCTCCATAATATTCATAGACCCATCTCTTATATTTAAACGTAGGTCCTTGAGTTTTTGTGAGGCCTGATTAACTTTTTCTTTTTCATTATCAGTCATAAAACCTCTAGTACGAATGGTATATGTATTTACTTGACCAAGATGTGCTATAAATCTACCAACTAATTCTTGTTTAATCATTTCAATAGATGCAAAACTACACTTCATACCTTTCTTGTGTAGATAACATATATATTGTAAAAGCCAGGCAGTTTTACCTGTTGATCTAGGTGCATGAATAATACACACTTCACTACTTAATCTTGATAGTTTTAGATTCCAATCAGTAAATGGCCAATCTAAATGACCAGTGTTACCTTCTTCTGCATCTTTAACCCATTCATCACATATCTTATCCATACTGTAATTTTGATTAGATACAGAATACCTCACTAAACTGCTTAAAACTCGATCTGAAGCACTTTCTCCATCGTAAGCTCTTCTTATACCATCTTCATATACATCGATCTCTTTTCGAAGATTATAAGTTCTTATTATATCATCTCTGTAACTTTGAGAATGACATGGTACAATTTCACTTCTTTGAAGATACATTAAATATTTCTCGCCACCACATTGATCAAGTATTTTTTTATCTTCTAAATAAGTTTTAACAGTTAATGCATCCATATCCATATTTTGTACATACATTTCTTTTAATGCATCCCAAATACACATATGTTTTGATTCATAGAAATAATCTTTTGTTAAAGATATACAGTTCTTCATTCTTGTAGGGTCAAGTAATACTGACCCAATTAGACCTACTTCACTAGTCTTACTGTGTGGTTTTTCATTATTCATTTTATGATTCCTTAAAAAAAACTAACCAATGTGATTTACCACCTTTACCAGACCTTTGACCAAATAAAGGTTGTTTACTAAAACAATTTACAACTTCCCTTATCTTTACTTGATGGTCGTGCCATTTAAATATTAAAGTTCCTTTTGGTCTTAACACTCTCCAACATTCATCAAAGCCTTTTGATAAATCATCTTTCCAAGTATCCCAATGTAAAGTTCCATATTTTTTTGCCATTACACTTCTATCTGTGGATATACCTTTATTAAAAATATGTGGTGGGTCGAATACAATTAGACTAAATGATTCATCAGGTAAATCTAAATTTCTAAAATCCATTACTAAATCTGGATTTACTTCAAAATTAGGCTGCCATTTCTCAACAATACCAGCACCTTCTCTTCTTTTATCTAAATATAATGTATTCTGATTTTTCTTATCAAACCAAAACATTTTACCACCACAACACACATCTAATATTTCTTTATCAAACATAGATGTCCCAATTATCATTGTTGAAAAACTGCTCATCTTTAACAGCTTGATTTAATTTCTTTTGTACTTCTTCTGTACTCATACCATTATTAACATCAACTTCTACCCAAACTTTAAACTCACGAAACTCACATTCTTCAGTGCTTGGATGATCATACCAATCTTGATGTATACCATTTCGTTCACACAGTTCTGTTGCTTTTTCTTGTTGATCCATTCTTCTTTCATTATCATCTATACACGATTGACTCATATACTAATCCTTTCTACTTTTGTTTGTTCTACTTGATCTTCCCATATGCGATTTGCAGGATTTATCCAACCTTGAAAATCCTTCCTAAATTTATATTCTCTGCTTTGAATGTATGGTATAATTTTATCTTGTATAGCTAGTTTATCTTCTTCAGATAATTTGGACCAGTAACGCAAAGCAGTTTTCTTGTTACCCTTTCTACCATACATAGCCCAACACTCATCAAATAATGTATCTGTTTTAGTATCTTGTTTAGTATATGGTATAGGTTGTTTATTATTTAACTTTCGATTGTTTAATTCTGAACATTGGATAGTGTACCATTTAGTTTGATCATAACCAACCTTATTAAAGTTCCCAGATATAATAAGACCTTGTTCTTCCATCTCTCGAAGAAGTCTACTTATCTTCTGCCTTGACCAATATGGATAATGTCTTGCCATGTCAGAGGCTGATTGAAACATCCAAACCTTATCATCATGTTCATGTGTATCTTTACCTTCATTTTGATTTATCCAAAACCTAATATGCTGAAGGAGTATAGCCTTATCTAAACCATACTCCACAGCTTCCTTAACAATAAATGCATGAGCTTCAGCCGACATCAACTGTCCTCCTTATGTGACAACATTTAATATCATTTACATCTCCAATTGTTTTAAAAGAATAATAAATAAAACATCCTTTACCTATTCTTTTACATTCTTCATCACACCAGGCCTCATAATTTTCTGCATTGTGTGAATTTGGAAACACTTCTGTACAAGGATATTCATCAGTAATTTGAATACTACCTTTTACATTAACACCTTCATTGCTTAATCTTAACATTTATCTTCCTTTACATATAATCAAACACGACTGATATACTTTTTACAGAATCATCTTCGTGTCGTAATATTCTGTTAATTTTACCATGCACTGCCATTTTATTACGAATGATGTCAGTAGTCACAAAATCACGAACAACTTGTGTCCATTTCCACCTCTCTCGTAAATAATCAGCTTTTTCTAGATCACCTGCTTCTTTTGCATCGTTACCCCATTTTTCAATGGTAGAAAGTTTTGGAATATAACCTATTGTAAAGTTACAGGCAGTCTGAATTTCTAATGCGATTTCATCATCTGAAAACTTTTTATTAATTTTACAAATAACTTCATCATCTTCATTAATATCTACTTCATTCCAATTAGTAAAAGTAATACCATTTAATGTACACGCTATCATTACACTTCCTCTTCTAATAAAACTAACTTATACTTCCATACGTTAATGTCTTTAAAACGATTATTGTACCTGAAGTCAGATTCTACTTGTCTAGCAGCTTCTTGTAAGTTTTCATCGTTTGATAATTTTGCAAGTCTACATAAATGCAAAATATTATTCACATCTTCTGTATTTAATATGATTTGATCATCTCGTAAGTCACACATTTATTTGTTCTCCTTATTTTTGTTCATAAAATAGACATCAATTGACGTATGTAGATGGCCTAACCAGTCTTCACTAATTGTCATTGACTCTATTACTTTGTTAATATTTTTATCTACTAATTGTATTTCTACTAAATCATCAGCTACATGAATAATTTGTAAATCGATGCCTAGTATTTTTGATATTATTGTTTTGTCCATAATTTATTCCTTATATTGTTAAGTCATAAATATTGCACATAAATATAACCATGTAAATATCAAAAATTGACAAAAATGCCTTTCTTAACAAGAAATAAAAAAATAAAAAAAATCAAAAATTTTAAAATGTTTTAAATCAGGCTTATGGTTCTTGATTAGCTAAATTGCTTTTCTTTAGCTAATGATGTAATGAGACCAATATGGTCCTTGACAAAGATTGGGCCAAAAAAAATTTAAAAAAAAATTAAAAAAAAATTTTTATCAGGCGAATAAAATTGTGTACCAGTACGCAAAATATTGTCGTTTTTCTGTCTAATATTAGCAGCATTTTATTCTATTAAAAATGCACTAATATCTATATATTATTTGTTAAGCCGATATTCACATTGGCAAATTAGGAATAAATTATGACAGAAGAAAAATTAGTATACGCAATATTTAATTGCACCTATAAAAATGGTGAAAATGAATATAAAGAAAAATGGACAGAAAGATTACCAGCCGAACAATTAGATTCTTTTTTAAGAGATGATGATGTTCTTGCTGATTATATTGGATTCCCAGAATACGATGAATTCAATAATTTTTGGACATCAAAACATAGGTTAGATGTAATCTTACATTTTGGTGTTAAAGAAATATCTGAAACACTTTATGATGTTTTTAATAAATTCAATATATAGATCGAAACGCACTGCGGTGCGTCGTAGTCTAGTTGACTGCCTGATGAGATCATCAGTAATTTAATTAAGGGAATAAATTATGGCAAAAGTAATAAAACAAAAGTTAAGTAACATTAATACTGGACTAAAAGATCAACTCGAAAAATTTGATCATAGACGTTCAGATAAAGTATTAAACTTCAAATATCGCAATGGTGCAAAAATCAAATACATGGAGGCTAAATAAATGAATGATAAAAAAGCACAAGAAATATTGCAAAAATTCTCAAATACTAAACGAGGAAAACAACTCGCAAATGAGTATTTTAGATTATGTTTAAAACATAAAAAAGTTACATTCACTGAAGTTACAAAGGAGAATAAATAAAATGACGACTGGTACTATTGATATGCATAATCAGGAAGTTTGTATTCATTGCGACAAATTTTGCCATTTTGGTAGTGGTAGATTTGTTAATCGTTACAGTGGATATATTGACCACAATGATACCACATATGAAGGATGGATTTGTGGCGATTGTGCTGCTAAATATGAAGCTGAATGGGATGAATATGATAAGGAGGTTAACTAATGAATTATCATACATATAAAATGAATATGCAATCTCTTGGGTTTACTCGTACTGAAAAAGATACGATGACTGATCAAGATATGCGTTTGGTTGAGATGTTAAAATCTCATCATGAAATACATCACATTCGATATATGAAATGTGACTATAAATTATTACAAGGGAGAAAAAAAATATGTCTGTAAAAAGAAAAATATTATTCAACACATGGAAAGAATTATCTTGCGGAAATTGGGTTATGATTGATGGAGATGATAATGGATATGCATTATTAATTGCTCAGAATGAAGAAGAAATTGCAACAGGCGATTATGGCGAATTGACTGCTCCATACGATACAGATGATAAAACTTCAGATGAATGGAAAGAGGGTCAGCAAACAGTTGATGAAATTAATAAAATATTTGGCACATCATTTGATGAAGATGATTTTGCTGGTAGATAAATTATAACGAAAGGAACAAAATGTTAGATTATATTATATTTGGCATCATCGATAATGCAGTGATGATCTTTGGTGCTTTTAGCGGTCTAGAAGTTGAAAAGGCATTTGCTAAAAAACGTAGTTGTTATGGTGCTGTAATTGGTGCTGGTTTAGGCAATGCCTTATCCGATTTTCTTGGTGGATTAGGCAGTGGTAATTTAACGCTTGCTAGTGGTACTGCAATCGGTTGTTTGATCGGTTTATTGTTCATACCATTATGTGCCTTAATTCAGCATCTATTTAAGCGTGAATGGATGACAAACGATAGATACATCAAATACTACTTTGATCTTCTCTATGGAAGAATTAGATATGGTAAACATTCTCGAGAAATTACTTGGTCAGTTATGATGAAAATGATCGAGGATGTTATTAAAGATAAGTTTCCTGAAGTAGAAGAAAATTCTGATGAATGGTGTAAAATTAGTGATGATCTTGCGTATAGATTTGAGTATGAGTTTAGTTGCAATTCTTATGAGGCCATACTAGATAATAATACAAAAGAAATGAGAGATTGTACTCAAGAATGGGAAGATCAAGAGAGATGTGTTTATGTCAGGCAAAGGCTCATAGATAAATTCTTCATTGATGCAGTTACTGATATTAAATTAGGTAATTTTCATTTAGGCGTTATCGAGTTTACTAATTAATATTGCTGCTCCAGTAATCAATAGACTGTCTTAATCGGCAGTCTTTTTTTTGTGCCTGAATAGAAAACTAGTTAAGATATGTTACAGATCAACTGCTGCATTAAACGTCCATTAAACGTCAAATATGAGCCTTATAAATATAAAGAGATATAAACATATACATAGACACAAACATAAGAAGAAATACCATAGAGAGTTTACACTCCTCTAGTCATTTAAAAGACATCTTTATGCGTACACGCACGATAGCAATCTTTATGCCATCCCATAATTATCCTAGAAAAATACTACAAAATATCTTAATTAATTAGCTAATTATTTACAACATTTTAGTATTGACTTTTATATAAAATTACTATCTAGATTTGCTTTTTTAGGGCAGGCTATTTTTGGAAACCCACATCGACTTTTAAAAAATGCCAAAAATTTTACGATTAGACCCATCAAAACACTTTTATTTATTTCAGACTTTACAATATCGCCTTTCTAGACCATAAGGGAGGGTATGGAAGATTTACAAATAAGTGATTTGTCACAAATGACGTGCTATGATTGTAAAAATATTTTTTATGTTCGTGAGCTACCAATGAATTTAAATGACCCAAATTTTTGTCCTTTTTGTGGAGAGCAATTTGTGGAGGTGATAGATGTTGACGTTCAATAAACATTGTAGTGAATGTGGTTGCTTGGATACAAAAGATAATCCAGTGTGTGATATAATAGATAACGCTACTGGAATGACTGATTACCTGTGTGTAATATGTTTAGCAAAGGAGATAGATGAGCGAAACTAACAGTGGATACCATGAGCCTAATGTTCCATATAGATATACGCAAAAAGCACAAGATGAACGTGATTGGAAAAAGACTTTAGATAATAGTAATTTTGCAAGGACCATAGGACAGAAACAGAAGTATCGTAATAACTACGATGATATTGATTGGTCAAAAAAATGAGTGCGAAAGAAATTTATGAAACAATCAAAGAAGGCGATAACAAAAAAAATTGGGCTATCAGCCAAGAGCTTGCAGAATTTAGAAGAAAAGCTGCTAAACAAACTAATAGATCAAGTGTTGATATTGATTTTTCTGATAGAAAAGCTCTTCAAACAGAAGTAATGAGCCATCTGTATACTGAATCTGGAAATGGTAATGCACAAGCATCTGCACAACTAGCAAAAATAGCTAGGTTGGGTGAAGAGTCACAAGATATAATTATTGAGGTAGTTGATTTTGCAAACGCATACGAAGAGAATACAGTTACCACAACTGAAACCGAGGTTTTACCAAATAAACAGTTGGAAAGCCTTGGATCAGGGTGCGAAGAATCTACTGATTAGTTGGCCTAGACGACATGGTAAAGACGTTACTACTGCTAGTATACTGTCTAAACGTGCTATGACTAGAGTTGGCTCTTATTACTATTTATTTCCTACTCGTAAGTGGGCAGAACGTGCTATATGGAACAATATTGTCACAATAAATGGTAAAGGTGGGCATCTATTAGACCTTATCTTTCCACCTGAAATAGTTACTTATAAGAACAATACTGATATGAAAGTTGGTCTTATTAATGGCTCTGTTATTAACTTTAGTGGTACAGATAACCTTGATTTCGTAGGGCAGGGTGGTTATGGCTATGCATTATCTGAGTTTTCTTTGCATAAAGAAGAAGTTACAGGTTTTCTTGCACCAATATTAGACGAAGGTAACTCATGGATTATTATGAATGGTACAATGCGTGGTAAAAATAATCAGTTATATAAAATGTATGAAGCTAATAAAGAACATCCTGATTGGTTTTGCGAGTGGCTTACACCACAAGAAACTAAACGATATGCTTGGGTAGGCGATGAAATGAACTTAAACCCAGAGCTGTTACAAAAAATCGATCCCTTAACAGGGATACCATACTTGAATGTCCAAGACAGAGTTGACTCAAAGATGATCTCATATTCGTTAGCACGACAAGAATATCTCAACGAAGCAGTAGCAGATGTAGCTAATTCAGTGTATGGATATGAGATTACTAAATTAGAAAACGATAGTCATATAGGCGAATTTGACCCTAGTAATGAACTTGTATATACGTTTTGGGATTTAGGTGTTGATGACCCAACTGCAATAGTATTTGCTAAAATCATTCACCAAAAAATTTACATAATGGATTATTATGAAAACACAGGTTATGATATAAAGCATTATTTAGATATACTAACAGAAAAAAATTATAATTATGGTGGCCATTACTTGCCACATGACGCAAAGAAAAGACAGAACACTACTGGTGTAAACTTAATAGATTATTTACGAACAGAGTTTGCATTTGAAACTATTACTATACCAAAAACTAATTCAGTTAGAGATGATATAGAAATAGTAAGACGTAACCTACCAGGCGTATATTTTCATTCCCGAACCACTAAACTTATAGATATTTTAAAGAACTATCAATGGAATCCAGTTAGTGGTAAAGTATTACATAACGAATATTCACATGGTGCTGATGCAATAAGAATGCTATTTATGGCTCAACATAATGGTATGATAAGACCTTACTTAACTAGAAAAAAAATAACACATCAAGTAACACATTACGAGGATACAGAATTATGGGTCTAACACCTTACCTTACAGCAAGTAAATTAATTCAATGTAAATCTGAATTTTTAGATATATTAGATTATTGTGGTAGACATGGTGTAATAATATCAACAGATAAAGTATTTGCTTGTGGTTATCCAACTCATTCTAAATGTTTAAACGATAGTTGTAGCTTAATTGTTGACAAGCCAAATTG